TAGGTGCTCGTATAGTTGGCAAATGCATGATGGGTTCAACGAGTAACTCGTTAGATAAGGGTGGTGATAATTTTAAAAAGCTGTACAATGATTCAGACGTTACAAGCAGAAACCGCAATGGACAAACAAAGTCTGGTTTATATTCTTTGTTTATCCCAATGGAATGGAACTATGAAGGATTTATTGACGAATACGGACAGCCTGTATTTAATAACCCAGATCATGATGTTTACGGACCAGACGGTGAATTAATTGACGTAGGTATAATCGATCATTGGAATAATGAAGCTGAAGGTTTGAAATCAGATCAAGACGCGTTAAACGAGTTTTACAGACAGTTTCCAAGAACTGAAGAACACGCGTTTAGAGATGAAGCAAAAAATAGTATATTTAATTTAGTTAAAATATACGAACAAATAGATTATAATGAAGGTATAGGTAATGATTCAGTTATTACTACCGGAAACTTTCAATGGATAAACGGTGTTAAAGACACTCAAGTTATTTTTTATCCAGATGCAAGCGGTAGGTTTAAAATAAGCTGGACACCACCTGCAAACCTTCAAAACAGAACAATAATTAAAAATGGAGTTAAATATCCTGGGAACGAGCACATGGGTGCTTTTGGCTGCGATAGTTATGATATTAGCGGTACTGTTGATGGTCGAGGATCCAACGGATCTCTTCATGGATTAACAAAGTTTTCTATGGAAGACGCTCCGCCAAACCATTTTTTTTTAGAATATATAGCTAGACCACAAACCGCAGAGATATTTTTTGAAGACGTATTAATGGCTTGTATATTTTACGGTATGCCAATACTTGCAGAAAATAATAAACCAAGGCTTTTGTATTATTTTAAACGTAGAGGATATAGAGGCTTTAGCATGAATAGACCAGATAGAGTTTGGAACAAATTATCTACAGCTGAAAAAGAAATAGGTGGTATACCAAACTCTAGCGAAGACATTAAGCAAGCTCACGCTGCGGCTATTGAAATGTACATTAACGATCATGTTGGTAGCAAAGGTGACGGCGTTTACGGTAATATATATTTTAATAGAACTTTAAACGATTGGGCTAAGTTTGATATAAATAAAAGAACTAAGTTTGATGCTTCTATAAGCTCTGGCTTAGCAATAATGGCTTGCAATAGACATTTATATACACCACGAGCACAAGTAATAAAACAACCACTTAATATAAATATAGCTAAATATAGCAATACCGGTAACACATCAAGAATAATAAAATAAAAATATGGCAGAGTCTGTTATAAAAAGTTATTTTCCAAGTCAAGTAGTTAGTGATGCTGAAAAGCTTAGCTATGACTACGGTTTAAAAGTTGCTAAAGCAATAGAAACAGAGTGGTTTTACGATGATAGAAGACACACTAGATATGAAGCTAATTTTAATGATTTTCATCAATTAAGGCTTTATGCTAGAGGTGAACAATCAGTTCAAAAGTATAAAGACGAGCTTTCAATAAACGGTGACTTAAGCTACTTAAATCTTGATTGGACACCAGTGCCTATTATACCAAAGTTTGTAGATATAGTTGTTAACGGTATAGCTGAAAGAGCTTACGATGTAAAAGCATATTCACAAGATCCTTATGGTGTAGCTAAAAGAACACAGTATATGGAAAGTATACTTGGTGATATGGCTACTAAAGAGATGAATGACTTTGCGGCTGAAGAGTTTGGTATTAATCTTTACCAAAATGACCCTGAAAAACTTCCTGAAACTCAAGAAGAGTTAGAGTTGCACATGCAATTAACATATAAGCAAGCTGTTGAAATAGCAGAAGAACAAGCTATTAATGTATTGCTTGAAGGTAATAATTATGATTTAATTAAAAAACGGTTATATAATGATTTAACTGTTTTAGGTATTGCTGCTGTAAAAACAAATTTTACTACATCTGAGGGTGTTGTAATAGACTATGTAGACCCAGCAGACTTAGTATATTCTTACACTGAGTCACCATACTTTGATGATATATACTATGTAGGTGAAGTTAAGACAATACCTATAAACGAGCTTGCTAAACAGTTTCCACATTTAACTCAAAGCGACTTAGAAGAAATACAGCAAACAGGCTACACACAAAGATCAAACTATAACAACAGTGGGCCTAGATACGAAGACACAGATAAAAACAAAGTTCAAGTTTTATATTTTAATTATAAAACATACATGAACGAAGTTTACAAAGTCAAAGAAACTGGTAGTGGCGCTATGAAAGCTATACAAAAAGATGATGGCTTTGATCCACCTGCAGACGCTCAAGGTAATTTTTCAAAACTTGAAAGAGCCATAGAGACATTATATGAAGGCGCTTTAATTTTAGGTACTAGTAAATTGCTTAAATGGGAGATGTCCGAAAACATGATGAGGCCTAAAAGTAATTTTACTAAAGTAAAAATGAACTATAGTATTGTAGCGCCTCATATGTACAAAGGTAAAATACAATCGTTAGTAAAACGTATCACTGGTTTTGCTGACATGATACAGCTTACGCATCTAAAGCTACAACAAGTATTATCACGCATGGTGCCAGATGGTGTTTACTTAGATGCTGATGGTTTAGCTGAAGTAGATTTAGGTAACGGAACAAACTATAATCCGCAAGAAGCTTTAAACATGTTCTTCCAAACAGGTAGTGTTATTGGTAGATCATTTACGCAAGAAGGCGATATGAACCCTGGCAAAGTGCCTATACAAGAAATAACTAGCGGTAGTGGTGGTAACAAAATACAAGCGTTAATAGGTAATTACAACTATTACTTACAGATGATACGTGATGTGACCGGGCTAAATGAAGCTCGTGATGGTAGTACGCCAGACGAAAGAGCGTTAGTAGGTGTTCAAAAAATAGCTGCAGCTAATAGTAATACTGCTACAAGACACATATTAAATTCTGGTTTATTTTTAACAGCTGAAGTTTGTGAGTGTTTATCACTTAGAATATCTGATATTATAGAGTACTCACCAACTAAAGAAGCTTTTATACAAAGCATAGGTGTGCATAATGTAGCTACATTACAAGAAATGTCAGAGCTTTATTTGTATGACTTTGGTATATTTTTAGAATTAGCGCCAGATGAAGAAGAAAAAGCTATACTTGAAAATAATATACAGCAAGCATTAGCACAAAAAATAATAGATCTTGAAGACGCTATAGATCTTAGAGATATTAAAAACATTAAGTTAGCAAACCAACTACTTAAAATACGTAGAGGTAAAAAGCTTAAGCGAGATCAAATGATGCAGCAGCAAAACATACAAGCTCAAGCTCAAGCTAATACTCAAGCGCAACAAGCGCAGGCTCAACTTGAAATACAAAAACAACAAGCTTTAAAACAAGCAGAAGCTCAACTAGCTCAAATGCAAGCGCAGCTTGATGCTCAAAAAATGCAGGCCGATGCAGTGTTAAAAGCTCAGCTGATGGAGCAAGAGTTTCAATATAATTTACAACTAAGATCGATAGACTCTGCTAACTTAAAAGCTAGAGAAAACAATAAAGAAGATCGTAAAGACGAAAGAACTAAAATACAAGCTTCACAACAAAGTGAACTTATAGATCAACGTAAAACAGGTAAACCACCTAAAAACTTTGAATCTTCAGGTAATGATATACTTGGAGGTGGATTTGATTTAGGTGCATTTGAACCTAAATAATTAATTATATAATATTTTATCATGGAAGAGAATAATGAAAACGTAGTTGATGAAACTACACAAGATCAAACTGTAGAAACAGTTGATGAAAGTAAATTTGATAGCGCTGGCGATGACAGTGTTATTAAAGTAGATTTAAGTAAACCAATTGAAAATGAAACCCAAGAAGAAACAACAGAAGTTGCAGATGACGCAGCTAACGACACAGGAGTGGTTGGAAGCGATGAAAACACCGAGCCCGTACAAGAACAAGAAGAAGTACAGCCGGAAGTCGAAGCACAAGAACAACCTGTAGTTGAAGAAGTAACTGAAGAAGAAATAGCTGAAGAAGTAGAAGCTGTTGCTGAAGAAGTTGAAGAAGCTATTGCTGAAGCTGAAGCTACAGGAGAACCATTGCCAGAAAATATTCAAAAGCTAGTTGACTTTATGAATGATACTGGCGGTGATTTAGAAGATTATGTAAGGTTAAATCAAGATTATTCAGAGATGGATAACTCACTAGCCTTAGAAGAATACTATCGTTTAACAAAACCTCATCTTACAGAAGAAGAGCGTAGGTTTTTAATGGACGAAACTTTTTCATACGACGAAGAAGTTGATGATGAAAGAGATATTAGAAAAAAGAAAATCGCTTTAAAAGAGCAAGTTGCCGAAGCGAAAGCCTACTTAGACAGGCAAAAGTCTAAATATTACGACGAAATCAAAGCTGGTTCAAAGCTTACGCCTGAACAACAAAAAGCTGTTGATTTCTTTAATCGATACAACAAAGAATCGAGCGAACAAAAAACTGTGGCTGAAAAGCAACATAGAACGTTTTTAAACAAGACTAATCAGTTATTCAACAATAAGTTCAAAGGTTTTGAATATAATATTGGAGACAAAAAGTTTAGATTTAATGTTAAAAATGTAGACAATGTTAAAGAAACCCAAAGCGACATTAACAACTTTGTCAAAAAGTTTTTGGCAGAAGATAACACGATGTCAGATGCTAAAGGTTATCATAAGTCGTTATTTACGGCTATGAACGCAGACGCTGTTGCTCAACACTTTTACGAGCAAGGTAAAGCTGACGCACTCAAGGAGAGCGTTGCTAAATCTAAAAACGTGAATATGGATCCGCGACAACAATTTAGCGGTGTGCCAAATTCAAGTGGTATGAAGTTTAAAGTGTTAGGTGACAACTCGAACGATTTTAAGTTTAAGATTAAGAATAGAAAATAATTTATTTAACGCTTAAAATTTTACAATTATGGCAATTAATCCAGGAAACAATTTGAATAGTGTTCCTAGCTCACAAAAGCAAACACTATCTACAAATTATGTTGATTTTACAAGCACATCTACACAAGGATGGGCAC